CTGAGGCAGGGTGCTTGAGTCCGGATTGCCGGGCCGTCCACGCCTTGCTACTTTCGGAGGATGAATCTTGAAACTCGCTTGCTCATATTGTAAGATCGTCTTTGACTGTCCTGACTTCGAAGCCGTCGCGGCTATTCAGAATCAGCAATGTTACATCACCCGCCGGGGCGTCTCTCACAAACTCTCAGAGGTTCCGAGATCATGAGTCATAATACCTCAGTCTCACTAGATCCCGAGTCGGCGAGGCTCGCTCAAAGGATGAAGCGAGAGGGCAAGAATTTCTCGAGGTTTGTTCGAGAATGTCTTCATCTATACTACCGCGACGATAATGGCGGAGAGCATCTAGGAGAGGTTGTCAATTGGCCCGGTTGTGATCCGTACTGCCTACCTACCCGGGCGCACTTTTGCCGCGTTTGCTGGCCGGTTGGAACGCCTCCGATCGAGGCTCTTGGCGCTGCCCGCGTTCATGTCGCCGAATTAGACGAAGCGCGGTCCTCGAAGCATCGCGGTCTTGTTCGAGATAATCTCATTCCCGATCTATGGAGCGAGCGCGAGGACGGGGCAACCGTAGCCTCAGAAGAAAAGGGCGTCCTTGAATGGCTTCGCGATCGAGCCGAAGACCACAACCGATTCATTATGCCGCTTGCGAACCTCGATCTCGAGGGAAATGCAAAAGCGGCCAAGACCAAGAAAGCAAAGAAGGGTTTGATCCGTAGGATTCTGACCGAAATGGGCCGATGAGACGATTTCCGCATTTCGAAGGAACCATGGTCGGCCAGGAAGAGCAAAAAGTGCGATTCCAGCCGAATTTGATTTCAAGAATCCGAAAAAGGGCCATTTACCCCCTACCTAGCGCAACCGCTTTTCAGTCAGGACTCAGGATCTCCCCGCCTTCACGGACTAAACGCCTCAACCATGAGGTAGTGACTATCAACACCGCTACGACTCCGACCGTTGCATTCCCGGCTACCTCGTCCACTTCCTCAACGATCCCCGAGGGTATCGTGACTCCGGCTTGCACTTCCCCCACGAAATCCTCCGCTGTTTCTACTCCCGCAGCGCCTAGGACGGCTCCGATCAGCGAGCCGACCCATCCACCCCTAGAACCTGCCAAGGCTCCCGCAAACGCTCCCGCTAGGTTTTGGGGTTCGAGCCAATCTCGAACTTGTTCTGTCGTCATCTCGTCGGTTATTTCTTCCCAACCATCGGGGAGGAACTGAGAGAGTGATATTCCGAGTATTCCGGCAATCAAAAGAAGCGTCGTATTGTCGTTGATCGCCGTCACGATCGGAGTCGAGATATTCCTAAAGGAATAAGCGGTCTTGGCCGATTCTAAGATTTGACGCTCCTTCGTTCCGAGCGTTATTCGCAATTCTTGAACCTTGACTCCATCAACAGGGAGACGGGGCATAGGATCACTCCAAGAAGCCCCGGAGGTTGAACTGTCCTTCCGCTGTATTTGCGCCGCTTGATGCGCATACAATGGACACGGGACCGGCTACTCTGAATTGCCCGGCTTGCAGGCCTGTCATATTGTTATTCTGAAACTCTTCAACGCCCCCACCCTTCAAGCCTGCGAATAAAGCCGTCACTCCATCCTCCCCCGAGATCGTGAAGTCATTCAATGTCTCAGTCCCGGCGGTTGACGGCGAGACTAGGTATAGCGCCCCGAACTCCGAGGCATCAAGCCCCCATCCACTCACGCACGTTATCCACAGTATGCGCCCCTCGGGAACGGCGGTCAGGAAGAAGCCCTTATTGGCGTCGCTGCCGGCCGGGATCGTGCATTGAGCGGCTATGGGATCCATGCTTCACCGCTTGTTAGCCCATCGGAGGATCTCGCGCATTCTCTTCGGCCCAATCAATTCAGAATCAAAAAGGGTCTTGGTCGCTTTCTTGACCGAGGCTCGCTCGCCCGCCGACATGATCTTCATGCGGGCCTTTGCTCTCTTGCTGATTGCCATCAGGCATCAGTCCTCATGACCAACCTTGAATTTAGCGCGACGTTCCAATTGACGCGCTCGAACTTAGCCGCCGAGTCGCCCGCGCTGGCGCTGAAACCGATCGTCCCACTCGGGACACCCGAGCCGTCTAGGATGTAGACAGGAGAAGTTAATTCGGCGTCATTCGCGCCAGCGACCGCGAAAACGTGACTAATTCGGCGTCCCTGTAATGTCGTGCCGATTCCCTGAGCATCCAAAATGGACACGAATTCGTGTTCTCCTGATCCGCTAGGTGTGACGATGAATACATGATACTCACCGGACGTGCAAGCAACGCTCACGGCGGCTTGGCGCGTCCCGCCAGCGTTCGCCATTACCTCGAGGCTATCGCCGGAAGCGATCGTCTTAGGGTACGGGAGGGGTGCAGGGAGGCAGCAATTACCGCCGGACGTGCCAGCGCCGCCGCCGCCGGGAAGGGCGGCCTTAATGTGGCCGGCTGAGAGGATTACCGCGTATGTAAAATCGTTCTCGACTTGGAGTCCGGCTTGAGCCGCTACGAACCCGGGGTACTGCTGTTGAGCGAAAGTGCCGAAAACCTGTTTCGAGCCAACAAATTCTTGATCGGTCAACACGGATTCTTGACTTCCCTCGGTTTGGGCGAGGTTATGCATTGGGACGACTGAGGATCTCGAAGAAACGACGGATCCGTAGCAATTTACATCAGCCATAGAATCACATCCTCACCGTTTTACCGAATACAGGATGAATCAAATTTCTCGTGACGGAACTCAACGGCTTGCGTAGGAGTTTGCGCCCGATCGAAAATCCGACCGAGGTGGTGAATCCGGCAAATGCCATCGGGAAGATATTTGCGGTGAAATTGGATCCCATCGCGGAAATAGCCAGCGAAGGCTCTTGCACAATATCAGCGAGAGATATTTGAGTCGCGCCGGTGATCGTCATTGAAGTCGTACCGAGTCCCGCGTCATAAACTGAGGTTTGGCCGAGATCGCCTTCACCGCGTATTAATTGCGCTAATGATCCGCCGGTGATCCCTTCGGAAAGGATCGAGGCGTAGGCGAGAGCCTCGAGTCCGTTTAGAATCGAGAATGTCTTCCTTCGAGATCTTCGCTTTGCCTTTCTTCGTGCCATCGAAACCAAGACCCGCGATAACTCGCTAATAGTAGTTTCATACCTACTTATTCAGAAGCGGCGAATTTTCCGTCTTGACCGCGTTGGGTCGAAAGCGCGTCAATTGGGGCTTGGCCGACCTTCTCGGTGATGAAATGAGCGATCGCGGCCTGAACAGGATTAACGGGCTCGAAATCCCCTAGCGTTCCGCTCTCGATAACTTGCTTGATTGCTCGAGCCATGCTTCCATCGAGATCCTCAAGGGCGGATAGCATCAGCGAGGACATCTTCGCCGCTAGATACAGGTTCAAAACCATGTTTCCGAGAACCAAAACGGCAACGATCTCCCATTCCATCAACCCCGTCATCCCAACCCGAACCTTAACCATTCCCAAACCGGCCATGACCGCCTTTTTTTAGCCCCTAAGAGAGAGAGAGAGAGAGAGAGAGAGTATTTTTTTACTATACTACTACTACAATATGAAAATAATACTGCTTAAGTGGTGAGAGGACTTCGGAGAGATCGCCTCAACCGGGCGGAGGACCAAAAATGAGTAAAATACAGTACGAAGAAAGACGCTTTGCGGCTAAGACACTACGCCGCATCGAGCAAGCAAACGAGATCATCGAGGAATATGGAACGGCCATGACCCTCCGGCAATTGCACTATCAATTCGTCGCTCGAGATCTCTATGAGAATACCAAACAGAATTACAAGAAACTAGGCGACATTGTGAGAAATGCAAGAATGGCGGGCGTCATAGATTGGGACGCAATCGAAGACCGGACTCGATCTCTCTACGGCAATACTACTTCGGACGATCCGGGCGAGGCAATCAATCGCGCTCGCTATTCCTATTACGAGGATCTATGGATTGACCAACCTACTCGAGTCGAAGTGTGGATCGAGAAGAACGCCCTAACCGGGGTAATTTCTCCCGCTACCTCGAGAAATCGCGTAGACTACTTCCCTACCATCGGCTATCCTAGCATTTCCGCCCTCAAGGAGGCTGCTTCTAGGCTCAAGAACTACAACGACCCCCCATCATGGAAGGGAGACAATGCAGTGCCTCAGAAGGTCGTTATTCTCTATCTCTCGGATCATGACCCCGAGGGGATGGAAATGCCCGAGAAGGTGCAAGAAACTCTCGAGACTATGGGCGTCGAGAACTTCGAGGTTCAAAGGATCGGACTAACTCTCGACCAAGTCCGAGAATTCAACCCGCCTCCATCATTTGCGAAGGAGACTAGCAGCCGTCATACTCGATACGTCGAGAGATACGGGACCGACGAGGCATGGGAACTTGACGCGCTGACTCCCGAGGTTATCCAAGAATTGATTCAACAGGGAGTGAATCAACATCGAGATAACCGCCTATGGGAAGCAGCGAGCGAGAGAGAAGAAACTTCGAAGGATCGAATGAATGAGATCTCGAACCGCTTCGAAGAAATCATAGAATTCTTGGATGGTGACGAAGACGATGACTACTGAGGAAATTCATGTCATGTGCTTCGACTGTGGCCTGAGTTTTACGGTCAAGGCCGAAAGTCCCGAAGTCATCAAGATATTCGCTGAGGCAGGGTGCTTGAGTCCGGATTGCCGGGCCGTCCACGCCTTGCTACTTTCGGAGGATGAATCTTGAAACTCGCTTGCTCATATTGTAAGATCGTCTTTGACTGTCCTGACTTCGAAGCCGTCGCGGCTATTCAGAATCA